GTTACACCTCATAATTTGTGTAATATAACAAAATTACGCAAAAGAGTAATTTTCACTTGACAATTACGCAAAAGTGTAATATAATACAGTCAAGGCAATACGCAAGAGCGTAATATTTGTATCTGGTAAATATATTATATTACATTTAAACGTAACTGTCAATACGTAAAACACATATTAGTGTGAATATTATGCAAAGGTGGTGTTAATTATTAGTGAACGTAAAAGACCGCTGACTGAGTACGGCGTGGAAGTCAAGGTACGTCTTGTTAAACTCAACAAGACACAGAAGTGGCTCATTGAGGAAGTCAAGAAGCTTCTTCCTGAAACTTATCTCGACACATCAAACCTGTATAAGATAATGACAGGTGAGATCAAGTCAAACAAGATTGAAGCGGCTATCAATGAAGTCCTTGACATTAATTATACTCAGAACGCTGAAAATGTCAACAGCTAACAGTCCGATTGAACGGACAGAAAATGAGAGGTGAGAAAGTGGAACAGAAAATTACTGCTATTCCCAGAGGGTGTGACAGTGCTAGGGTTGAGCAGGTGATCGTAACAAGAGCCTTGAAAGGTGCAGGAACAGAAAATGACCCCTGTAGAGAGGTCATTCAGTATTGGACTCTTGACGGAAAATTGCTCTGCGAAAAGGATTAATCAAGCTTTTAAAAGGAGGTACAAGAATGAAACTGTACAAGGTAACGACGATAAGTGACTTTAATGTCAGAGAGGTGTTCACAGTTCATGCAGATAGCAAGCGTGAAGCTATCATGAAGGCATATGACACGAACATGGACGGAAATATCGTTGCAATCGAGGAGGTGGACTAAATGCTCAGAGTGATATCATCGGTAGAAGCGGTGGAACGGCTGAAAGCCGCAGGCTTCAACACAAACGTGAACAGGCTGAACGCAGGGCTCAGACAGGGCGTGTATCCTTTCGGCTGTGCCATTAAGCTTAACGAGTATGTATATGAGATATACTCAACGCTGCTTGACAAGTGGATAGCAGAGAGATCAGAAAGGACGTGAGAAAATGATAGCCGTACTAGAGATAATCAGATGTGCCGCAGCGGTAGCGCTCTTGGTGGTGCTTGCAATGTATGTAGCGTACAGGTGGTATGTAAGTGTAAAAGAAACTGCCTACGAGGAAGCAGAGGAGAGCATTAAGCGTGCGGTGAGAGAAGCAGGCAGACCCGTGGTCAAGGTCGAAGTTGAAATGAAAGGAAAGTGGTAATGAGCATCGTAGGAATACTGCTGATAACAATAGCCGTGCTTGCAGGGATAGATGTAGTGATGTATCTTGTGCTGAGCGTGGTGGATAGGCACTGGGAGAAACGTTTTGAGAAAGAGGAGGATAAGAACAATGAAAGTTCTGATAGCCTGTGAAGAATCACAAGAGGTCTGCAAGGCATTCCGTGCGAAAGGGCACGAAGCATACAGCTGCGATATTCAGATGTGTTCAGGCGGTCACCCTGAATGGCATATATGCAATGATGTTTTGGATATTATCAATGGCAATACCGATTTCTTCACCTGTGACGGCAAGCAGCATACTGTTGAAACATGGGATATGATTATCGCACACCCACCGTGTACATACCTGACCAACGTGGCTACACGCCACTATAGTTTGAAATGCACACCTGCTGAAAAGGTGGTCGAGCGTATGAAACACCGTGAAGAATCAATAGTATTTTTTATGCAGATTGTGTCGGCGAACGCACCAAAAATTGCAGTGGAAAACCCTATAGGGCGTATGAATACTGTATTCAGAAAGGCAGATCAAATAATTCACCCATATATGTTTTCAAACGGACCGGAAGACTCAGAACAGTTTGTCACAAAGGCGACGTGTTTATGGCTAAAGGGGCTGCCTGTCCTACGACCAACATATACAGGGGACAAGCCTGATAATGGCAAGCTGTTTGGACGATATTCTAATGGTAAATCACGCACATGGGAAGAAACACGTCATTCTGGCAAAGATCGTGCTAAGGTAAGGAGCAAAACGTTTAAAGGTATTGCTTTTGCAATGGCTGAACAATGGGGAAATATTAGGGAGGATAAAGATGATAACGAAAGAGGAGTTTGAAAAGGCGGTAAACTGCTGTACAGGATTTACTGTTAGTTGCGAAAATTGTCCGCTAAGCGAAAAAGATTTTAAGTGTGGTGTGTATTTGGCAGAGTACCTAAAAGAAACCGAGCCTGCACCTGCGGCAACAGGCACGAGCTCGGAGGTATCTGTAAAAGAAGATACCGATAACATACACCTTAACGATAGCACACTTCTTAACATTTGTCAAGAGGAGCTAGAGGCAATATCAGAAATAGCCCTTAATGATTACCCGAACGAGTATCTGACGGGATATATCGTAGCTTTAAAGAAAAATATCGAGAGGCTGAGAGGCGAGCAAAGTGACTAGCTATTCATGTTTGGACTGCAAACATCTAAAAGGCTGTTTGGAGAGTAGCAGGCGTTACCCCTGCAAAGATTTCAAGCTGGCAGAGCCAGCGATACTAGAGAGGAGAGGGCGAAATGACAGTAAGAGAAAGGCTTGACGCTATGGTTGACATGGCGTCAATGGAGCAGAAAATGAGGAAAACGCAAAAGTATGGCACTGTTACCGATGGCGTTTACCCTATGATGACAGGCGACGTGTGGACGTCTGACGGAATAATATTGGGTGTTCAGATATTTCCGCCTGACATTCATGCCGTAGCGAAAGAGGCCGGTGCTGAGGTGTTGGAAAACGGAACTGAATCGTATTTCATGTACAAAAATATCGCATTTTTCTGCTATAAGAGGAGGGTGGTTTAATGCGTTACACAGCTAATGATTGTGTCGGCTGTCCTGACGGGTGCAGATGTTGTGGAAGAGACCGCAACTACACAGTAGTCCAATGCGACAAATGCAGGGGAGAATTGGACCTTGCGAGCGAAAATGTTTTCTGCTACGAGGGCAAGGACTACTGCAAGGACTGTTTCCGTGAAATTTTGATTGAAGAAATCAACCAAAACGACGATATTTCAATCTATGAACTTGCCACGCTGGCAGGGGTTGAATATGACGAGGAGGACTATGACGAATGAAAAAACAAATGTCTGCGGAAGATTATCGCAATAATGAGGCATTCAGCCGTTCACAACTTTTCAAGCTGTCAAAGTCGCCTGCACACTTCAAGTATGCTCTTGAAAATCCCGAAGTAGAGACCCCTGCGCTTGCTTTCGGTACAGCCTTTCATGCTTATGTCCTTGAAAAGGACAAGTTCGACAGCGAGTACATAGTCGCTCCGAAGCTTGACAGGCGTACCAAAGAGGGCAAGGCACTTGCGGCTCAGATAGAAGCAAGCGGTAAGATACCCATAAGCGAGGACGCTTTTGCACAGATACAGGCAATGGCTGAAAGTGTGATGTCAAACAAGTATGCTGCCGCTTTGCTAAACGGCGGTGAACATGAAAAATCATACTTCTGGACGGACAAGCTCACGGGGCTTAAACTCAAATGCCGCCCCGACTGCCGAACGGATCTAAGGTCAACGTCTGTCATAGTTGACCTCAAGACTACTGAGAATGCCGATACAGACAGTTTTATGCACAGTTGTATTAAATATGGCTATGACTTGCAGGCGGCGATGTACACGCAGGGTGTGTCAGAAATTGAGGGCAAGCCTCATAGATTTGTTTTTATCGCTGTGGAAAAGTCACCGCCTTATGCCTGCAACGTCCTTGAAGCTGACGATTTTATCATACAGAAAGGTACAAAAGACCTTAACGACTATCTTTACACTCTCAAAGAGTGTCTTAAAACAGGTAACTGGTACAGCTACAACGGCAAAAACGGCGATTTGAACGTCATAAGTTTGCCTGGTTGGCTGGCAAGAGAATACGAATAGGAGGACAAAACAATGGACGAAATAACAAATGCAGTAACAGTAACACCGGAAGTACCGCAGAACAGCACTATGCCTCTTGACAACATCAATCAGGGTACAGTCGCAATCGAAGCAAGCAGAGCCATTGCAGAAGCACAGGGTAAGCTTGTTATCGCAAAGAGATTTCCGAGAAATGAGATACAGGCTTTTGCAAACATGAAAAAAGCTTGCCAGCGTACAGGGCTTGCAAACAAGGCATTTTACAGCTATCCGAGAGGCAACGAAACAGTTTCAGGACCGACTATAAGACTTGCCGAAGAGCTTGCAAGGTGCTGGGGCAATATTGACTTCGGCATCAAAGAGCTTTCGCAGGACAACGGCAAGTCAGAAATGCAGGCGTATGCTTGGGACTTGGAGACGAACACAATGTCGGTGCAGAATTTCACGAACCCACACGCAAAGGAAGTCAGAGGCAAGATAAAGACCCTCACGAGTTTGCGTGATATCTATGAGAATAACGCCAATATGGCAGGCCGCAGGCTCAGAGCAAGGATACTTGCGGTACTTCCTGCGGACTTTGTGGAAGAGGCTGTCGCCGAATGCAGAAAAACTCTTGCAGGCAAGAATAATATTCCTCTTACGGACCGTGTAAGGAAAATGGTGGTGGAGTTTGAAAAGCTGGGTGTTACACAGGATATGATAGAAAAACGTCTTGGCAGAGGTCTTGACACTATGACAGCCGAAGATCTCACCGACTATATCGGCATTTTCAATTCACTCAAGGATAAGAACACAAAGGTTTCTGAGTGGTTTGAGTATGAGAAGATATCTACAGATATCTCGGCCGAAATAGATCAGCTCCAGACCGAGAAAGAGCAGGTGCTTTAATGCAGGCAGGATTACCCGACGGCTCTGTTATCATCAGTGGCTTCCTTGCAAAGGACGCAGAATACAAACAGGTGGGCGGCAATAACTCGTCGCTCACCAAGTTTTCAGTAAAAGTGGGCGAACGTCAGCCAAAGGTGCAAGGTGAGCGTGGTGAAGCCGTATGGGTGAACTGTCAGTGCTGGCACTCTGTAGCAAGAGCCACAAAGGCGCTGAAAAAGTTTGACGTAGTGCTTTGCGTGGGCAAGGTGGAGAAGAAGCCATATACCAGCAAAGACGGCGAAGAAAAAGTTGACGTACATCTTGTGTGCGAAGCCGTTTTTGTACAGCCTACCGCAGAAGCAGCACCCCCGCAAGAGCTAGGCGGTGACCTTTCCGACTTTGAGGAGGTGTTGAATGATGAGGGAACGCCATTCTGATGATATCATTGACGTTGATGCGAACGAGGAAAAGCATTTTGATATCGACATGAGCGACGCAGAAGCGGTGAAAAACGCCGTTGCTGTAAAGTATACAAAAGACGATTTCCTCTACACAGAGAAGCCATACGAAGCGATATACGATTACAAAAACGACCCTTTCATGCACAATCTGAAAATTGAGCAAATGGCTCAACAGGCGGCAGAGGTGGGCGTAAAGACGTTCAAAGGGCTGTATAAAAACTATGTCAAAATGCGAGAAATGCAGCGTGGGGCGAACGTTATCATCAATAACCCCACTGCGTTCTCAGGTCCGTATATGCAGCTCGACGCAGGCAAATACAATGTTGACGACGGCGGTGTGTATCTTATTGACGAAAGCGGTAACTATCACGTTATCTGTCACCACCCGATCATACCCTTTGAGTGCTTGCAGAACATTGACACAGGCGAGGAAAAGCTCAACATAGCTTACCGCACTCGTGGAGAGTGGCAGGAAAAAGTCGTTTCAAAGGAGATACTTTACAACAGCCGAAACATTTCACAGCTAGTTAAATGCGGTGTTGATGTGTCTTCTGAAACTGCCAAAGAGCTTGTTTCATATTTTCAGGAGATAGAGAGCCTTAATCGCAACTCTCTGCCACTGAAAAGATCAGTGGGCAGGCTTGGCTACATAAACGGCGCAGGCTTTTCACCATACGTTGAGGGGCTGACATTTGACGGAGAGCAGAATTATTCCACCATTTTTAGTGCTATAAAAAGTCATGGCAGTTACGAGAAATGGAAAAAAGTTGCTATAGATTGCCGCAGGAAAAGCGTGACCGCAAAGATATTCCTTGCGGCGAGTTTTGCAAGCGCACTTATCCAGCCGCTTGGCGGTCTGCCGTTCTTCGTCCACCTATGGGGCGTTGATTCAGGCACAGGCAAGACAGTTGCTTTAATGCTTGCGGCTTCTGTTTGGGGAACTCCTGAAATGGGTGAGTACATTCAGACGTTCAACAGCACAGTTGTCGGTCACGAGCGAACAGCAGCGTTTCTCAATAGCCTGCCGTTTCTCATTGACGAACTCCAGCTGAGCAAAGATAGTCATGGCAGAAGCCGATTTGACGTTTATCAGCTTGCTCAGGGCGTTGGACGTTCTAGGGGCACAAAAACAGGCGGCATAGAACGCACGCCGACATGGCGAAACACTATCCTTACCACAGGTGAAAGCCCCATAGTGGGCGGTTCAGCGGGCGCAGGAGCGGTAAACAGAGTTATCGACATTGAATGTACAGCAAACAATATCGTGATAGCAGACGGCATGGCAGTATCAGCGGTGATAAAACAAAACTATGGCTTTGCAGGGCGAGAATTTGTTGCAAAACTGTCCTCTCAAAAAGCCTTGACAATGGCACAAGAGGTCTATAACGATTATTTCGCCAAGCTCTGCAAGTCGGATACAACGGAAAAGCAGGCAATGGCAGCGGCAATGATACTGACTGCTGATATGATTGCAGAAGCGTCCGTGTTCAAAACGAACGAGCCACTAACAATTGACGATATCTCACCGTATTTGCAGACCAAAAAATCGGTATCAGCAGGTGAACGAGGGTATCAGTATATGTGCGATTGGGTGGCTTCCAACAGCAAGCGCTTTGCGACAGGCGAAGACAATAACGGTGAAGTGTTTGGACTTATCCAGGGCGATTTCGCATATATCATTCGCTCAAAGTTCGATGAAGCGGCTTCAAAACAGGGTTTCGACACAAGGGCATTACTTAGCTGGTTAAAATCTAACGGCAAGATACTTGTGAGGGGGCGCAACAACACTCGTGGCAAGCGTATCGGTGGCGTGAACGTTGAGTGCGTTGTGCTGAGATTGCCAGATGAAACACCAGACTATTACACCGAAGAAGAAATGCGTGGGACGGATATATCGGATTTCGGCATTTTGTGAGACATAAGTCCCACGAGGAAAACAGCGTAAATGCGTGGTTTTCTGCATAGTGTGGGACTGTGGGACATTTTCCCCCTATATATACCTGTTTTAAATAGGTGATATAGAATCACGGCTTTGTTCACACATCGTTAAAATATATGTGTGTTTTCCTATATAGGAAAATGTGCGAATTTGTCCCACAGTCCCACAACACCCCGAAAAGTGCGTAAATACGCATAGTTTTCGTGTGGGACGTTTGTCCCACGCTGTCCCCCACGTCCCACATAAGGAGGTAAAAAACATCAAATGAATGCAAGAATAAAACTCCGTGACTATCAGCAGGAGTGTATAGATAAGATAACGCAGGCAGAACAGGGGAAACATCTTGTGCAGATGGCAACAGGGCTTGGCAAGACAGTGACTTTTGCAAATATACCACGTCATGGACGTATGCTTATTCTGTCGCACAGAGAGGAACTTGTAAATCAGCCTCTGAAATACTTCGACTGCACAAAGGGCGTTGAAATGTCAAAGTACCATACCGACGGCAGCGAAGAGGTGGTTTCTGCAAGTATTCAGACCATGACACATAGGCTTGACAGGTTTTCACCTGATGATTTTGATATCATCATAGTAGACGAAGCGCACCATGCAGCGGCTCAGAGTTACAAAACTGTCATAGATCACTTCACACCACGTTTTCTGTTGGGCTTCACGGCAACACCTAACAGGGCTGACAAATGCAGACTGAATGATGTGTTTGATGATATCATATTTCAACGTGACCTGCGTTGGGGCATTGAACATGGTTATCTGTGTGATATCCTCTGCAAACGTGCCGACATAGGCTATGACCTTTCAGCGGTACATACACGGCTTGGCGACTACGCTCCAGGCGAGCTAGCAGAAGCAATGGACGGCACTGCGGACGCTATAGCACAAGCGTATAGAGAACACGCCAAAGGTGCAACACTTATTTTTGCGGTATCTGTAGAACAGTGCTACGAGATAGCAAAACGCATCGAGGGGGCTGAGGTGGTCACAGGTCAGACTAAGGACAGGGCTGATATTATACGCCGTTTTACTCAGCGTGAGATACCTTGTCTTGTGAATTGCATGGTGTTCACAGAGGGGACGGACATTCCTCTTGTGGAAACTGTTATCATAGCAAGACCCACACAGTCAGACGCATTGTATACGCAAATGGTAGGCAGAGGATTGAGACTGCACCCCGACAAGGACAAGCTCACGCTCATCGACTGCGTAGGAGTAACAGGCAAAGCAAGTCTGAGAACAGCTCCAAGTTTGCTCGGTATTGACATTTCTGAGCTGCCAAAGAAGAGTCAGGACAAAATGGAGGGAATGCTCTTTGAACTTCCTGAAAAGGCTACTATGATGTCGGATTGTCCTGAAAGCTGGATAAAGAATGTTCGTATCGTTGACTTGTGGGCGCAGGAGCAGAAGTATAATACCCATGACGTGAATTGGTTTAAGCTGCCGAATGGCGATATGAAATGCAGTCTTGGCAAGGGAAAAACGCTGAGGATATCTGCACCCGATGCTTTGGGTATGGCAGTATGGCAAGGTCAGAAAATACCTATGCAGCAGGCTCTTGATGAGGTGTACACTCTTCTTTGCGAACGTGAGGCGGACAGCAAATACATATGGGACTTGAATATCTGCCGAAAGTGGGGCAAAGCGCCTGCTACTGATAATCAGAAAAACCTTATCCGCAGACGAGGCAGAAAGTATCTCAACAATTCGGATATCGACATAGAAAATCTGACAAAGTTTGAAGCAAGTCAGATACTCAACAGGATAATGAAAGGGTGATGATATGGCAAGAAATGAAGACAGAGAGCAAATGACCCTTATCAAGTGGACGCAGCAGGCAAGCATACGCAAGGCTTATCCTGAACTGAAACTGCTCTTTCACATACCGAACGAACGTCATTGCGACCCACGAGAGGGCAAAAGGCTAAAGCTTATGGGCGTGAAATCAGGTGTTCCTGACCTGTTTTTACCTGTGGCAAGGGGAAGAAACAAAGGGCTGTTCATAGAACTCAAAGCGGAGAATGGCAAGCCCTCAGATAATCAGATGTGGTGGTTTGCGGAGCTTGGCAAGCAGAACTATTTGGCGGCGATATGCTACGGCTGGAAGCAGGCAGCTGATATGCTAATGCACTATCTTGGCGGTGATGATAATGCTGGTAAAAACTGAGGTCATAAAGAAAGCAGACGAGCTGAACAGAATGGCGGCAAAACTTCTGCCACTGCCAGAGGGGCTGACACAGGTGGAACAGCTTTTATACAATTCGCTTTGCGTTGTGTACCGAGAGTTCAGAGCGGGGCAGATAAACAAGAAACAGGCGCTTGATGAAAAGCAGGAACTATACAGGGCATATATCAATGGGGCTTATGCACTTGATTTATGGCAGACATATGGGGAATATGCTAAGGTATTTCAGAAATGTCAGTACGAGATACATCATGACGGCTGTGAGGTTTGCAAGAGGCTCAATGATATCCTATGTGGTATGGGGAGGGGCAAAGCCAATGAAACACACTGACCACACCCTCTGCTGGCACTGCCGCCACGCAGTACCGACAAAGGATAAGATAACAGGAGAATACCTCACAGGCTGTGCATGGTCCATAGACCGCAGACCTGTCGAGGGTTGGAAGACATGTCAGCACAGAATATACGAGGCGCAAAAGGGCGGAATGATACACTCGTATACTGTGACGGGGTGTCCTGAATTTGAGGAGGGGTAACAGTGAAAAGCTATGAGGAACGTACCAAAGATAATGAAAAGAAGATAGCAGCTTTCCAAACTAAGCAGAAAATGCCGTATGAGTTCAAGGTCAAATACGCTGAGGTCAGAGTAAGGGAGTTCATTCGTGAATGTGACAAAAGAAATCTGAATACGCACATATCGGTAGGCGGACTTGACAGCATAACGCTTTTGAAATTTATACATGATTACTGTGGTTTCAGTTATGTTCCAGGTGTATCGGTATCTAGTCTTGAAGACAAATCTATTCAGCAGATACACGAGCAACTTGGAGTGATAAAGTTAAGCCCATACAAGTCAAAAATAGATATCATACGGGAATATGGTTTTCCTGTACTATCAAAAGAAACAGCCGCAAAAATAGAACTGCTTGCACACCCTACGGACAAGAACAAGACAGTTCGTCACGCTATCATAACGGGTGAAACGGGAGAGTATGGCGGTTTTCGCAAGCATACAAGAATGCAGCTTTCTCAGCGCTGGCTTGAACTGTTTGGCGGTTACGAAAATGAAAACGAGGGCGTTGACTACAAGATACCGCCGTTTAAGGTATCATCACAATGCTGTTTCTGGATGAAAGAAAAGCCGTGTGATGATTGGGCAAAGCAACACAAGAGTGTGCCGTTCTTAGGACTTATGGCAAGTGAGGGTGGCAGACGTGAAAAATCGCTAATGCTTAACGGCTGCAATTACTTTGGCAAAAGCACGATACGTTCAGCACCATTTGCCATATTTACAAGGCAGGACTTGCTACAACTTGCACTTGACCTGAATGTGCCTGTGCCTACAATCTATGGCGAGATAAAACGTGACTTTGACGGAAAGCTTTGCACAACAAAGGCTCAGCGTACAGGCTGCTCAATGTGCGGTTTCGGCATACATATGGAACAGCGTCCTCACCGATTTGACAGGCTTCGTGAAAGAAATGAAAAAGAGTGGGATTTCTGGATGAACAAGTGTTGTGAAGATGCTGACGGCACAAAGTACGGCTGGGGAAGAGTTCTTGACTATATCGGCGTTGAATGGCGTGACAGAGTATTTGACATGAAAAATAACCAGCTTAGCTTGTTGGATATTGAGGAGGGATAGCCTATGGAAAGAAACGACCCTATGACCATGTCACGCCTGAAAGCCTACCGCAGGAACGCCTCAGCCATTGAGGACATCAAGGCAGAGCTTTCAGGCAAGTACGTTGCCGACAGTATCAGCGTATGCACTCCACCGTCCTACACACCACACAGCACACGCATAGACGGCTTTCTGCCAAGTGGCGATACACTTTCATTGCTGTGCGAACAGGCACGGCTAGAGCGTGAGCAGAGGGCTGTGGAGGAATTTATCAAGGAGATAGAGGACTATCAGACACGGCGAATGTTCGTGCTGAAATTCATCAAGGGTAAGACGTACTTGCAGATAGCTATGCAGGTTAGTGGTGGAAGAATGTCAGAGAGCGGAGTGCGAATGAAAATCCAAAGATATTTGCAAGAAAAGTGAAAATTGTGCGGTTTGTGCGTTTTAGGTGTGTTATAATTTAAACTGAGGAAAGTGTAGATGTACCTCAGACTTGTACTTTCATTGAAGTCACCTCCAATTTTCTAAGCCCCGTAAGGGGCTATGCAGGTTGAGAGCGTGCCAGCTCAACATCTGCTCCACCATTTACAAAACTCCTTATAATATTTTCACAAGAGGCACTCCGAAAGGGGTGTCTTTTGCGTTGCACGGAGGTATACAATGCCAGTACCACGCCCCGACCGAAACGGCTCACATCAAACACAGTTTCGTATCAACAAGAAGAAGATATATGCTACCCAAACAGTCTGCGGTATCTGTGGAAAACCTGTTGATTTTTCCTTGAAGTATCCACACCCACTGTCAGCTTGCATAGATCATATCATACCCATTGCAAAAGGCGGTCACCCCTCAGCCCTTGAAAACCTACAGCTTGCTCATTGGTGTTGCAATCGTCAAAAATCTGATAAATTGGTAGAAAAACAGGTGTTTGACCAAAAGGTTGAAGCCGTATCCAACCGTGTTTTACCGCAAACTTTTGATTGGAAGTCGATTTAAACACGAATTTCCACGAAATTTCCAATTTTTTTGAGCATATGGGGGCATACCGCCCCCTTTGAGGGTACTTTTCACGTTCACGCCTTCATTGTGTAAATATCTCGCAGAATTTTAAACAGGAGCAAAAATATGACAAACGAAATATACGGAATTGACTATCTGCGACGCAGACTTGCCGATAAACAAACACGAGTGCTATTGAGATATAAGTACTACGAAATGAAAAATAACGCACAGGACTTTTCGAGCCTTGCTCCCGAAAAATTCAAAGGGCTAAAGGAAACTGTTGGCTGGTGTGCGAAAGCAGTCGATAGCCTTGCTGACCGCTTGCAGTTCGATGAATTTCAAAATGATGAATTTGATCTGAGCGAAATATTCTTGTCAAACAATCAGGATATACTTATTGACTCTGCGGTGCTTTCGGCTCTTATCTCAGCGTGTTCTTTCGTCTATATCCGAGAAGATAACGGCTATCCTCGCCTGCAGGTCATTGACGGCTCAAATGCCACCGGTATTATTGATCCTGTGACAAATCTGCTTACCGAGGGCTATGCAGTGCTTGAGCGTGACAGCATGGGTGTTGTAAAGACAGAGGCTTATTTCATGGCAGGCATGACGGAAATATACTCCCATGGTGTGCTTGTTCAGCGTATACCAAACGCTGCACCATATGCACTGCTCGTGCCAATAATATATCGTCCTGACGCAAAGCGTCCGTTCGGTCACAGCCGTATTTCAAGAGCCTGCATTGCCTATACGCAGACAGCTCTCAGAACTATAAAACGCTCTGAGGTGTCGGCTGAATTTTACAGCTTTCCTCAAAAATATGTGCTTGGATTATCTGAGGACGCAGAGTTCAATAACCGCCTTGCTACGATATCCTCTTTCCTGAACTTCACGAAAGACGGCGACGGCGATCACCCCATTGTAGGACAGTTTCAACAGCAATCAATGACGCCATATACTGAACAGCTGAGAACACTTGCAAGCCTGTTCGCAGGAGAAACAGGACTGACCCTTGATGACTTGGGCTTTGCCACCGAAAACCCCTCCAGCGCAGAGGCTATCAAGGCAGGTCATGAAAACCTACGATTAACGGCACGCAAGGCGCAGAGGACGTTCGGAACAGGTCTGCTCAATGTGGGTTATCTTGCCGTTTGTATCCGTGACAGATACGCATATCAAAGAGATGCGTTCAGAGATACAAAAGTCGCATGGCTGCCTATCTTCGAGCCTGACGCTGCTACACTTTCAGGTGTGGGCGACGCTATCTTGAAGATAAATCAGGCTGTTCCTGACTACTTAGGTGCAAGAAACATAAAGGCTCTCACAGGTATGGAGAGTGACGG